ATCAGCAAGGACACCGCACAGGTGATCCTGAACCTTTATAACGACGTAGCCCAGATCCCGACAGGGTACTTTGAAGCCAAGCCGCAGCGGGCAGTCGGCTTTGATGAGGTGCGGGCAGCGATTCTGCCAGACAATGCAAGCAAAAGCCTGATCGCAAAGCTGAAGAATGCAGGTGTGCAGGTTGAATTGTACAAAGCAGGAGACGACGCAGGACGTACGAAATTGCTGAATGAGGTGCCGAATGTGCGTTTCCAGCTGGCAGAGCAGGCCAGCCGTGACGCGAAGCGGAACGACCAGCAGATGGCAAGCCGCACCATTGCGGACAAGGCTGCAGCACTGGACACCTTGAGCCAGTTCTTTGGGCTGACACGGGGTGTGAAGGTGAGCCGGACAGCCATTGAAGGACTGGCCAGCCGCTGGGCAAAGGCGAACGGCAGTAAGGCGGACCGGGCCAAGCTTGCGAGGGAGACCGAGGTACTGGTGGACTACCTGAAAGCCGACGGTGCGGACATGGAAAAAGCCAATGCGCTGGCCGAAACGCTGGCGGGAGAAATTCTGGACGGGGCAGTTTACCGCAACAGTGAGCTGTGGGACGAATACCCGGAACTGCACAAGCTGGAATATACCGTGAACAGAAGCGGACAGGCAAAGGCAGAACTGGTGAAAGCATACGGCAGCTGGAGTGAAGCAGTGGCCGAAGCGCGCAGGCACGGCGTGACCTTGCGGCAGGCCGAAAGCGTGCGGGACGGCAACCCGGCACAGCAGTACGAAAGCGTGATCAACGACAACCGCGCTGTGGACGGCACCAGCGACGGTGCAAAGGCATTGTGGAAAGCTGCAGCGCAGCAGGCGGGTGTGGATGGTGCAATGAGCATGGAAAGCACCGAGTGGCTGAATGTGCTGATGAACCTGCACGATGCCATCAAACCTGCGACTATGAGCCGGTTTGCAGACGATGCAGAGTATGAGGATGCAAAGATCGAACTGGCGGGCCGGATCATCGGTGACATTATGGCGACACCGGAGATGACTGACGCGCAGGCTATCTTTGAGGGCATCCAGCGACACAATATGGATGTGGCAAGAGCCGCAGCAGGCAGCAAAGAACGTGCTGCAGAGGTGGAAAAGGAACTGCGCGGCGTACAGAAAGCACAGCAGCGGGAGTTTGGCCGCAGAATGCAGGAAAACCGGCGCACTGCAAACCAGAACGCCGAAGTACAGCAGATGACCGAACTGCAGCGGCAGAACGCAAGAGCGGAAAAGCTGCTGGACCAGAACCTTGAAACCTTTGGTGTGGATGTTTCCAATGTGGGCAACCTGAACGAAAAGCTGACAGTGCTGCGGGAAAGCTATGAGCGGGAAATGAAGCAGGAAGTGAAACGCCTGAAGGCCGAGCGGCAGGAAATGCTGGATGAAGCAAAGCTGTGGTATCGGGAACGCATGGGAGAACTGCGGGAGGAAAATGCAGATCTGAGTATGCGGCTACGGGAAGAGCAGCGGCGCGCGGACAAGGCGGAATACAGCCTGATCGTGCAGGAAAATGAGATCATGGAATGGGAGGCGGATAACGAACGTAAGCGGGCCGCATGGGAGCAGAAACAGGCGCAGCGGAATGCCCTTGCCATTGAAACAGCCCGACAGCAGCGGGACGAAGATATTGCCGTTGCGAAGGCAGTAGCGGAAAAGCGAGTGCAACGGGCGCGGGATGCACGGAAGATGGATGAACTGAAACACAGCATCCGGCAGAACGCGGCACAGCTGAACCAGATGCTGCTGCGGCCCAGCAAGGACAAGTATGTACAGCCGGGGCTGATTGATGCGGCAGCACAGGTGGCAAAGCTGGCGGACATGACCATTCTGAACGAACGGGCCGTGAACCAGCTGACGAGGCTGCAGGACCGGATCCGGCAGAGTGCGGGCAGCGAGAACAGCCCCAACGCCATGACCGAAGAATGGAAGCAGACCGGCGTGGATACCCTGATCCAGACACTGCGGGACGACCTGCAGACGACAAAGGACGCAAAGTTGACCAAACTGCACGAGCAGCTGGCCGAGGCAGAAGTTTTACCGGACAGCGAGAAAGCATGGGCACTGCAGGAACGGCTGCGCAAACGCATCAAGGGGACGGAGAACCGCACCTATCTGCCCATGACGGTGGATCAGATGCGGATGCTGAAGGCTATTACCAGCTCGACGCTGCATGTGATCCGCAATGCAAACAAGACGGTGAGTCTTGCAAAGGCTGAAGAAGTGAGCGCAATCGCAGAAGGCGCAGCCAGCGAGGTGAATGCCAGCAAGGGCAACCACCCCGGCGGAAAGCTGGACGGCGTGCACAATCTGCTGACAAAGTATCAGTTGGATATGCTGGGCGCGGAGCGGGTGTTCCGTATGCTGGGCGGCTACGCGAAGAACGGCCAGATGGAAAAGATGGCCCAAATGCTGAACGACGGCCAGTACCGGCAGACGAAGATCACCGTGGAAGGCGAAAAGCTGTTTGCCAACGTGACCGGAAAAGAACACGTGAAGGAAATGCAGAACTTTGCAGGCCCGGGCGCAGACCTTGTGGACGTGGGCCTGACCGATGTGAAGGGAAAGAAAGCCAAACTGACCCATGCACAGCTGTGCAGTTTGTACATGCACCTGCACAACACCGACAGCCTGAACCACCTGATGAACGGCGGACTTGTGATTCCGGATGCAAAACTGTACAACAAAGGTGACATTGAGCAGGCTTACCAGAAGGGACAGACCGTACATCTGGGAATGCTGACGGATGCGGACGGGACCCCGACAGCGGATAGCATCCTGCAGACGGTGGAAGCGGCCATGACTGACTATGACCGGGCATGGTGCGCGGACATGAAGGAGCTCTTCGACAACTACACCACGAAGCTCATCAACGAGACGAGCCTGCAGCTGGTGGGCTACCAGAGGGCAACCGTGAAAAACTACTACCCCATTGCGGTGGATAAATCGGTGCTGGCGACCCAGATCGACGGCCTGAATCTGGACGCGACCATTGAGGGACGCGGTTTCCTGAAGAACCGCGTGAAGAGCGAACAGCCCATTTTGCTGGAAGAATGCGCAAATGTGGTGCAGCGCAGCCTGCGGGACACGGCGGCGTATGCGGGCCTGGCCGCGCCCATCCGGGACGTGCAGAAGATCCTGAACAGCGGCGTGGAGACGCGGGAAGGGCTTGCAAACCTGAAGAACGGCATCATCAAGGAACAGTGGGGCAAGGATGCGGTGAGCTACATCGATGACCTGCTGACCGACCTGCAGACTACCCAGCGCAAGCGGCCCAGCACCTTTAACAAAGTACTGGGAAACCTGCGCGGGAACTATGCAGGCGCAGTGCTGACGCTGAACCCGGGCGTTGCCATTGCGCAGGCGGCAAGCCTGCCCACAGCAGCGGCCGTATTGGGCGGCGACACCATGGCGGCAGTGGTACCCTTTGTGAAAAACCTTTCGCCCAAGGCGCGGACATCACTGGAAACGGAGATCAAAGAACACGGAGACGTGTTGCTGGACTGGCGCAAGCGCGGCAGCCAGAACGGCGAGCTTGCCAGCATTGGCAAGCAGGAAACATTGGCGGAAAAGGGCATGGACAAGCTGCCGAACTGGCTGACCGGCTGGATCAACGGGATGGACGAAGTGACGGTAGCAGCCCTGTGGGAAGGCAGCAAGCGATACGTGCAGAACCACACGGCCGAGTTTGAAGGCGCGGAGGTGACAGGCAGCCCGGCCTATTGGGAAGCGGTGAACCGCACCTATCAGAAGGTGATCGAGCAGACACAGCCCAACTACACCGTGATGCAGCGGGCGGGCATTCAGCGCAACCCTAACGAACTGCTGAAGCAGCTGACCATGTTCACCACCCAACGTTTCCAGAACTACGGCATTCTGGCGGATGCCATTGGCGATTACAAGGCACAGGCGGAACGCTACCGGCAGAACCAGAGCGATGAAAACAAAGCGGAATTGCAGAGGGCAAAAACACAGCGAAACCGGGCTGTTGTGAGCCAGGCGGCACAGACGGCGGTGTTTGCGATCATGAAGATCGGCGCAGATTTCCTTTTGCACCGGTGGGACCGGGAGCAGGACGAAAACGGCGATGTGACCGTGAAGAGCATGTGGAAACGGTTTGCAAGCCTGTACACAGAAAGTTTTGCGGGAAACTTTTTGTACGGAAGTGAGTTATACAGTCTGATTGACAATGCTGTGAACGGTAAGGATTACGACGTGCTGAGTGCAGCAAGCATCAGCGTGGTGAATGATCTGGCCGGAGATGTGCAGAAGTTTTTTGCGGAGTTCCGGAAAGACACCAGTGAAATGGACGAAGAACAGCTGCAAAAGCACCACAATAAGCTGATGCAGCGCAGCATGACGCTGCTGGAGGACAGCTTTGAAGTGGCGGGTGTACCCTACGGCAATGGACGGAAGATCGTAGAAGCGGTAAAGGGCTACTATGGTGACCTTGAAAATCTTGCGCACGGAGGACAGTTCAACTTTAATTCTGTGCCGCAAAGCGCCACCGGCCAGTATGACCGGCTGTACAACGCCTATGCCGGCGGCGACAGCGACGAAGCAAAGGCCGCAGTGGAGAAGCTGAACGCTATGGTGGAAGCGGGAACCATTGCGGAAAACAAAATGTACAGCCAGCTGAAGAGCCGCCTTGTAAAGTACGACGTGCGGGTGCGGCAGGCTGCTGAAGAGCAGAATGCAGGAAACGACCAGAAACGGTACGAGCTGGAAAACGAGATGATCGAACAGCTGAGCGAAGTGCTGGGCCTGCCGAAGGGAAAGCGCGGGGATGTGGTGGACTGCGTGACCGGCGCGGTGAACCAGCTGGCCGAAACGCAGCTGAAGGGCGATAACGCCAGCGTGACGGACGACCTTGTGGAAGCGGTGGACAGCTGGGATGCAGGTGCTGTGCAGGAAGAATATGACAGGCTGGCGAAGGCGGGCAAGAGCGCGACGACACTTAAAAGCAAGATCACCGAGACGGCAAAGCCGGAATACCTTGCGGGCAGTGATGCAGACCGGCAGCAGATGGAAGAAATGCTGTTGGCGCTCAAGGACGCGGACGGCAAAGAGCTGTACACGGTGAAAAACTTTGCCCAGTGGGTGAAGGAGGCAGAAAAGAAAGCAGAGGAAGGACCGGAACCGGACCCGTATGCGGCAGTGAGGTAAGAAAAGAAAAATCCCCCGG